ATATCTTCAGCCAATCTGCCCTTAAACCATATCATGAGTTTCTCATGAGGTGGCTTAAGAGAAGAAAGACTGATGGGACTTCAGATCATAGTAAGGCAGCTTTGTATGCTGCTCACTGGACTGAAGAACCAGACTGTAAGATCTGGTCTTTTGACCTGACGACTGCTACAGATCGGTTTCCGTTATTCCTAACGGAGATCGTAATGGAACAAGTCTTCGGATCGAAGATACAGAAATTATGGTCAGATATTATACAAAATCGTGAATTCCTAGACCCTACAGAAAGTTATAATGTTAGGTTTAATGCTGGACAACCTTTAGGAGCTTTAAGCTCTTGGGCTGCCTTTGCAGTGACCCACCATGTATTCCTTCTGACGGCCGCAAGGCTGTCAGGAAGAAGTATAACCTTCCAGGACTATCGAATTATCGGTGATGATATCACCATCGCAAAGCACGCATCTGTTGCCCAAAGGTACGTCGGTATGATGACCGATATCTCAGTACCATTCAGTATTGAGAAATCAGTCACACCCGAACAATGTAATGACGGCCCTGTATGTGAATTGGCAAAACGCCTCTTCGCTAAAGGGATCGAAATCACACCCGTACCTCCTGAAGCCATACTCGAAGGTATCTCATCCCCTTCAGGGATGAGACAACTCATCGAGCAGGGCTCCAGTAGAGGGTACACAGGTTTGTGTGAACCACGCACCGTCCAGTCTATCCTGTCTTGCGACGAGGATTTTGCTGCTATCACTTTTCCATTGTACAGCTCTTCCGCCCCTCTATACGAGGAGCTAAGAAGACTTTCTGTTATATGGAAGGTCTCACCTGATTCTGAGGAATTAAAGGGATTAGATACTCGATGGTTCTTTTGGAACCAAGGTTATATAATACCTGAATCCTACGGATTCAAGTGGATTCTCAAGTCATTCCTGACTAGAGAAGTGAATTCAGCGATATCTAAATGCAACAAACTAAGGGAAGATTTATTTAATCTTGCCTGGTCTGGAGACATCGATAGATATCAGGGCGGCGACTGGCGACCAAGGATGAACGAAGAAGGTCGAGCACTTGACCTACTTATAACTTGCATGTCCCGTCGATATGGAGAGGCCCTTTACGAGCTCTACGAAGGCACTGATGAAAATCAGGACCTTTATAGAGTTCTCGGAAAGTTGCACTCTATCCTGAAACCGGAGGACATATTTGGTCGACAAAACTTCATAGATGAGAAAGATAAGACTCGCGTCTATCTTAATCAACTTGTGAAGGATTGCATTCGAATACGAAATGAGGGCGAAAACGCCTTCATCGGGTACACGAACGAGTAGGTAAATTTTCCACTTCTTCGCTTCCTCTGCTGGGCAAATTCCTAGTCTCTCGACTAGAGGATTGCCC